CGGTCACCGCGATGGACTCCGCGCTGGCCAGACCACCGGTCAAGTCCGCAAGGGCGTCAAGGCCGGCTAACACACAGAGGGGAGGGCCTCGAACATGAAAAAGCCAAATGTCATTGCGAAGGCCCTCGCCGACGCCTTATGGCGAAAGCGCGTCGTGAAATCTCGAAAGGTATATCGGCGCAAACCCAAACACAACAAGCCCAAGGGGACTTCTGAACATGAATAACGACGTAAAAAACTGGGAGACGTGGACCAAACGCGCCCAGTTTGCCGAGGCCGCAGCGCAGCGTGCTGATGACTTCGATGAGGCCGACCGCCTGGAGGAATACGCCAGGCACTGTCGAGCGATGCGCGCCGAGCATGGCGACAAGATACCGCCGTTTTGATATGCTCAACACAGGAAAAACCAGGTGAAATTAAAAATCCCTGATCTCAAACCAGGTGAAAGGTTTCGAGGCCGGTGCCCTGCGTGTCGCCGGCCCGGAACTTTTTCTGCGACCCGTATCGGGGCGAAAGTGGTCTACAACTGCTTCTCAGCCTCGTGTGCGGCCTCTGGCTCTTTCCGGGTAGGTTATACCCCGGAAGACGTTAGAGCCGCCCAGCACCCCTTAAAATGCGATGTGGAGGCATTCAATAATGCTAGGAATGATCTGGCTGCAACTCTGCGCGATTTTCGTCACGATCCTCGTGTGCAAGATTACGTTGATCGCTTTAACGTAACCGCAGACGGCTGGACGTTCGATCCGGCCGAATCTCGTGCAGTTTTTCTAATTAGAAATAAGACCGGCCAGGTGGTGGACGCCATCGGCCGGTCCCTCATCGGGCGCCTTCCAAAATGGAAGCGGTATGGCAAGAGTCGAGCGCCACTCGTAATCGGTTCAGATCGACGCAACATTGTGATCGTCGAGGATGTAATCTCCGCAATAAAATTATCTAATATTTTACCCGACTGGGCGGCCATGCCTATCCTCGGCACTTCCTTGAGCGCCGACGCCGTGACCGTCCTGTCATCTTTTAAAAACGGTTTGATCGCGCTCGACAAAGACGCCACCGACAAGGCGATACAGATGCATCGCCGGATCGCCCCGTTCCTTGACCGGTGCCGGGTCGTCATGCTAGAATGCGACATAAAAGACGATACAGAAGAAAATATCAGGGGAATATTTTACAATGTTAGAACTGATACGGTCGCTCTGTGACAAGTCGACATATCAGACTATCGGCCGTGTGCCGGTGTCCGCTTTCGACAAAGAGCCTCGCAAGATCCTCGAAACGCTAATCGAAGCTCACGAGCGGTACGATACGGACATCACGCCTGTCGAACTCCGATATATTTTTGACGCAAAAAATCCGGGGCTGACGAAAAGCCAGAAGGATGTCTACGATCTGCTGTTCGCGAAGTTGCGCGACATCCAGCCTGTTAAAAACGGTTTGGTCGTCGATCTCATGCGCGATATGTGGCGGGTCGAGCTTGGCCGGCAGATATCTGAGATCGGATTTACGATGATGGAAGGCCAGGCGACAGACCTGTCTCAATTAGAAAAACTGGTCGACAGACACCGAGACGACGTGATGGTCGGTACATCGCCCATGGAAGCCGTCGACTTACAGCCTGAGAATCTACTATCCGAGCTAGAACAAGAAGAGAAGTGGGCGTTTAACATACGAAGTCTGACGCATCGTGTCGGCGGTGTCAGCCCTGGTCACTTTGTCGTGATCGGATCTCGCCCAGAGACTGGCAAGACCTCAAGCCATGCCTCTTTCGCTGTCGCCCCAGGCGGCTGGATAGAGCAAGGCGCCCGCGTGCATACCCTGTGCAACGAAGAGAAAAAAGAGCGGGTCGCACTGCGATATTACAATGCAGCCTTCGGTCTTTCTAAAAACGATTTGACTGTCGAGATGGTCAAAGCCGCCACCTTCAATCCGTTCGACCCAGAGGCGGGCCTGTTCATAGGGCGCATACCTGACGATGCTGGTATCGAAGGTATCGAGATGCACGTCAAAGAGCATCGGCCTGACATCCTCGTCATCGACATGCTCGACAAAGTATCGGTCGAAGGGATGAACGGCACGACGAGCCAACACGAAAAACTACGTGAACTTTACCGTCGCACCCGTGACCTGGCTACTAAGTACGATTGTGCGATCTTTGGTTACAGTCAGTTGAGTGCCGAGGCAGAGGGTCGCGTCAATCTCAACAACGCCATGATGGAGAACAGCCGCACCGGCAAAGCTGCCGAGGCCGACTTGATGATCTTGATTGGGAAGTACGCGATGATCGAGGGAAGTCAGGAGAATGACCCGCGTCGCGTATTTAATATATCAAAAAACAAAATCACTGGCTGGCATGGCCAGATACATGTGACGCTCGATGGAGCGAAAGCGAGGTACGATGACTAGACTCGTAGTCGATGTAGAAAACAGTGTCGTTCGCAACGGTCGAGCGACTGATGGTCGATCTCAGAACCCTAGTAACTCTTTGGTTTCTATAGGTATTTGTGATGTCGATACGGGCGAGACTGACTATCTGGCTGTCTATCACAAAGAGAGACAAGACCCTGCCGATAAGTTCGATGCTTTTAAGAAACGCATAGAGTCAGCCAAGCTGCTGGTCGGCCACAATATCAAGTACGATCTTCAGTGGCTTTGGTCGGTCGGTATCGATTATCGCGGTGACGTACATGATACTATGATCGGGGAATACATTCTTGCTCGTGGGGAACGGATGTCTATCTCTCTGAAAAATTCATGTGAACGGCGCGATCTACAACATAAGAAGTCAGACATAGCCGAGTCGTATTGGGACAAAGGCATCGGTTACGAAGCCATGCCTTGGTCTATCGTAGAAGAATATGGCCGTGCTGATGTCGAAGCTACCCGTGACTTATACCTAGAACAACTAGGTGATTATATAGGTAGCCCCCTGCAAAGGACGCTGGAGCTTACCAACAAAATGTGCGTCTGTCTAGCCGAAATCGAATACGCCGGGATGAAAATCGACACGGACGTTCTAAATCAAGTGGAGTTCGACTTCCGCCGAGAGAAAGCAGCGGTCCAACGCCGGCTCGACGAGATGGTCTACCATGTGATGGGGGACCGCCCGTTCAATCTCAGCAGCCCAGAACAACTAAGCCAGATACTGTTCTCACGCGCCCCGCGCAGCAAGGACGAGCATTACAAGTTCTTCCAGCTAGACCGCTGGTTCAAGCCCCGTGTGCCACCTACAAAATTTAAACAGTATTTAAAAACGGGATGCGAGCCGGTCTATCGGACGACGGGCATCCACTGTGTGACGTGCGATGGCAAAGGCAAAATCCACAAGCTGCGTAAGGACGGCACGCCATATAAAAACGCCATGACCTGTAAAGACTGCGGGGGTGCTGGTACGCGCTATGTGCAGACCCGCGATATCGCTGGCTTCAAAATTAACCCGCCAGATTATCAGTGGGCGACAGCCGGTGGCTTCTCGACTGATAAGACGAAGCTGCGGATTTTGGTTAAGCAACTGAAAGCGAAGATTGCTGGCAAATCGAATGCGAAGGTCGAGGAGGCAATTGAGTTCATCGAAAAGGTCGAACGCCTCGGCGCCCTCGAAACGTATCTGTCGAGCTTCGTAGAGGGCGTCAGGAAGCGTCTGCTGGGTAACATCCTCTACGCTGAGTTTAACCAGTGTAGGACAGCCACAGGGCGTCTGTCGTCCTCCAGCCCGAATCTACAGAACATGCCACGGGGCGGGACCTTCCCTGTGAAGAAGGCGTTCGTCTCGCGGTTCGAAGATGGCGTGCTGCTAGAGTTCGACTTCGCACAACTAGAGTTTCGCGCTGCTGCATTCCTCGCAGACGATGCGCGGGCGAAGCACGAGATAGAAACAGGCTTCGACGTCCACACTTACACGGCTGATTATCTGACCGAGCAGGGTCAGCCGACGTCGCGGCAAGAGGCGAAGTCACGGACCTTTGCGCCGCTGTACGGCTCTGTGTCCGGTACGCCGGCCGAGCGCGCTTACAACTTACATTTCGTGCAGAAGTACGAGGGCATCCGGCGCTGGCATCAGGAGTTGCAGGACTCTGCAATCCGCCAGGGCATGATACGGCTGCCGTCTGGCCGCGAGTTCAAGTTTCCGAACACGAAACGGACAGCGTCGGGAGGGGCGACGAATGCCACCAAAATCAAAAACTATCCGGTGCAATCGTTTGCGACGGCCGACCTCGTGCCGCTATGCTTGGTAAACTTACGCAACGAAATCAAGCGGTTAGGATTGTCAGCCCTGATTGTAAACACCGTCCACGATAGCGTTCTACTCGATTGCCCGAAAGATGAAGTAGAAAAAGTCGAGGACATTTTAGGCCGGGTCCTCTCAACATCGAGCATCGACAAAATGATTTCAGACTTCTACGATATCTCGATGACGGTCCCGCTGGAAATAGAACACAAAGTAGGCCGCAACTGGATGGAAATGATTTGACATTCGGTCGCGTCTCAGTATAACTATACCATCTTGCAACGAGGATTTTTTACATGACTGCACTCATCGTTCCCCAAAATGAATCAGATTACCACGCTTCTGTCGCCGCTCAGTTTGGCGGGCCGGAGCAAAGCAACCGAGACAGCATCCCCCGCGTCCGCATTGAGCGCGACAACGTCGAGAATGCAAATGACGAGCTTATCGTCCCGGCTGGATCTTTTAGCATCGACGATCCGGTTGCGGGCAAAATCTACGCGAAAGAGATTTCTTTCCGTTACTACAAGCACTTTTATCGATATAAACGATACGATGCTCATGCCGAGCGCGTCACGAAGAATGGCGATAAAGCTACAGGAAAGTACATCCACAGTGTGCTAGTCGCAGGCATGAACGACGAGGCACCATCTGACGACGGTAGTTTTCAA